ATTGTTTGCTTATTTATGTGATTATTACATCATGCCCATAAAGAAATCATTAGCAGAAATTGACTTATCTATCTTATGATACTCTTTTTGTGGCTTCTTTTGCTGTCTGCTGCCTTTTCTCGGTTCATCCTTGGTATTTGTATTAAAGGGCGGAATCGAGCGGTTAAGCAGAATAATATTAAGGTATGAGCGATTAAATACGACCTCCTCGTAACTCATACGAAAGTACTTCATTACTTCTCCGATTGTTGCCCACGGGGAGTCGTTTTCGGCTCCGTCATTATCTTCGTCTGAGTTAGGAAAGTTATAGAGGTTAAGAAAAAATTTGCATTGAAAGAACCACTTATAAACTTCACAAGCTCATTGAATGCCATAATATCAAGGTGCTTGCGTATATATCGCCCCCATACCTTGCGTGCCCACTTCTTTCGAAAGGCGCACACGATAAAAATCTCGCTCATTAAACGAGCCGTCTCAGAGTGCTCAAACAAAAGAGGGATGATATTCATCATATCGCCTTCTTTCCATGTTGGTTCTTTGATAGAGTTACCGAATACACCCATTTCATAAATCTGCATAAAGGTAAGTGGCTTCACTTTAAAGCGAAACATACCAACCTTAATCTTTACAGATGCCTCGGAAAGCGTTTTTGCTACCTTTTCCTTATCTGATGTTTTCATATCAAAATATGTTTTATAACATAAAAAGCGGTGCGGCTTGGGAAAGTTCCCTTACCTCACCGCCTTTTGAAGTTTAATTTTAAATCATATAAAAGATAAAAGCTTTACTTACTTCGCAATAGCCGCAGCACTAATATCCTTTGTGAGGATATTGCGATGACCGCTCTTCTTGTCACCCTTTGCATCGAATACCGCCATCTGACGGAACTCAATGTTAAGATTAGGAAGTCCACTCTTACCGATAGAACCACTGCGAGTGATTGTAAGTTTCATCTTAGACCACTGGAAGGTACGAGAAGGAATATCATCCAAATCTTTTGTTACAATCTGTACAGCCTTGTAAATCTCGGTTTCTTGCGGAAGCTCATTCAACCAAGCATCCTTACCACCAGTACCAGAATCCTTTGTGTAACCAAGAAGCTTCGTAAAGTTTTCTTCTGAGAAATCGTATGTCTGCAAGGTAAAGCCCTTTGTTGCTGCTGATGTGGTCAGCACTGCGTAAGGGTCTTCTGAATCCTCAACCTCTACATCCGATGTCTGTGCTGCCTGGTCGTTAAAACTCAAGCTACCAGAAACGACAGCCTTAATTTTGTCGCTCCATGTTGTTGGGTAGCCGCCATTTTCGACACAATCGGCAAAACTGAAGCTTTCCAAGCCATATACACCATTCTTTGCCATAGTTTTATTCTTTTAAATTATTATACGTTACATTAAATTTCATATTGATGTAATAAGTGTTATCACTATCACGAGTAGGGCGAGAGATAGAATAGAAATCGAAGTAACAGCCACCGAGGTAAGTACCGTCACCAAACAGAGAAAGAATCTTCTCCGAGTAATCAGAGAGCTTCTTTATGTTAGGTAGATTTGATAAGGTCTTAGGGCAATGAATATTCAAATTCACTACACCCTCATTAATAGCATCACTATACACAAAGGGAAGATGATTGATTGCGATATAATCACAAACCGCCAACTTCTCGGGTATCTCATATTTAAAGATACGACCTTTCTTTATGCCTATTCTCTCAACATTATCATTGAGATACTTAAATAATGCCGTAACGGCTGTATCACCGAGTATCATATCTAACTATCGCTTTTAATCATTTCAGCTACTTCTTCAAAAATCTTCTTCATTTCGTCACGAAGGAAATACTTTGTAAGGTGTAAGACATTGTAGCCTTTATCTTCTACGTATTTACCATAGTTCATACCAGCAACAATAACGAGAGAGTACCCTTTGGGTGCTACTACACCTTCTTTCAGTGCATACTCACTGAGTGCAGCACTTACGCCCTCCTGTCCTTCTTCCGCTTCTTCTGCCTTTGGAATCTTACCAACTGCCGAGGTAATGAGTTGCCCATCAAGGTAGAGAGCGAAAGAAATTGAGTTCTTTAAATTTGCAGTTCGGTCTTGATAACCTTTGTTTTCTTTAGAGTAGGTGACCGCTTCTTCGGCAAGTTGCATCAAACGCATATTAAGATAACTGATAATCTGCTGCCTCTTTTCGTTCAGCCTTTTCTGTAAGGCTTCACGACCTTTGATTTGTAATTCAACCTTTGCCATATTGCCGCCTATTAGAGCCAAATTCTAAGATAGCGTTTCTTTAAGGTTACGAAGCCTTTAACCTCCATTTCCTTATCAATCGTGCCATCTTTCTTGGTTATCCAAACCTTTTCGCCTTCCTTCGGTATGAGAGGGTATTTTGCTTTTGAGAGAGGAGCATAGATTTCGTGTGAATACACGTACTGCTGCCCGTCTGCCAGAGTGATAATCTTCGCCTGCGAATTAGGCAAAATAACGCACTTTCCAAAGGTTTGCCATTCTTCTTCTGGTTGTTCGATAGGATTTCCGTCCTCATCAAAGCCATCTTGTGGAGCACCTTTTACTTTAAGTATATCGTCAAAGTTCATACGCTATCTATTTGATTACCATACCTTCACACTCTGAACCCAATAATCATCAGAAGTACTATCAATAACAAGGTCAGCATCCAATCCAGCATCCTTCGCAATAGATTTAATCATTTTATTAATGAGATTCTTGTCGTTCTTGTAACTCTGAGAGATACCGCCAACATTCTCACTTGATAATGGATTCATCTTGTAGAGGATACGCATAGCCGCATAGGCTACGGGTTTCTTTACCGCTACAGAGTATTCATCAGCCACGGATGCCGTGATGCTAAACTTATCAGCAGCATCAATAAACATCTTCTCCAAAGTCTCATCAGAGGTAGAGAAAGGCTGAATCTCGCTTGCTATGGCTTCTGAAATTGTCATGCTAATCTTGTTATCTTATGAAGTTTCACTTATTAAATCAATATATCCATAACTGAGGGTCAGTGCATTAAGCACCAACCTTCAAGATAAAGAAGTCTTCGATACCATCGAATACTGGTTGCATCCACATTTCGTTGGTAAGATGATAACCCTTCTTATCTCTCCAATAACCGATAAGGTTGTTATCGTATGTAGAGTAAGAAACACCATCAACTGGGTCAATAGCCTCCAAGCACTCTGCGCACTTAGGTACAGCCACCTTATCGGCACACATCGCAACAACTCGGTTATCTGGGATAAGGTTAAAGACTGTCTTGTCAGGCAGCTCAACAAACTTATCTTCATCAATCTGAATTGTTGGCAAGAGGATAGAGCGCAGATAGATATTCATCTGGTCAACGCTAATCATCGGTGCAGTAGGACTGATGGTAATCTGACCGAGGTTCAAGCGGAAGGTGTCCTTAATCTCCTTTGCCTTACACATTGCGAAGAATGTGTTCTCAGACATACGAAGACGCAGAATCTTACGACCCTTTTTGCGAGCCTCGTCCTTCAACTTCTTAATATCCTCAATAGGAGTTGCGTTCTCCATTCCCCAATTTGTGGTAGCAGAAAGCTGCTTAACACCCAAATTAAAGGTATAAGATACGTTAGCCTTAGAGTTATTGGTACGTGATACAGTCTGAGTACCCTTGAACAATCCCTCGAAGTACAACATATCAATACGCTTATGAGGAGAGATAACCGCCAACTCAAAAGGTTTGAATGAGTACTTGATAAGTTCATCGTACTTAGCATTGAGCTGTGACTGTGTATAACCGCCACGTCCCGACATATCATTAAACTTACCCTCCAAGAGGTGCATCTGTTCGAGGTAATCGTTATCAAGCTCCCACTCATCGGCGATACGACCGATAGAGCCAGTAAGCTGACCCCAATCAGGCATAGTATGCAATGGACGCTCTGCGTTCTTAGCGACAACAGAACCAACCATAGCAGCAGCATAGGTAGCCATATTTGCCTGATATACCTTTGCAGCACAATACTCAACAGGCTTCAACTCGTTCTTCCACTCAGCCTTGTAGGTGGAAGTCTTCATGTATTCGTCAATGTAGGTCTGAAAAGACTTTGGGTCTTGCAGATTCTTCAAAATACTATTCATAATCTATAATCTCCACTTTTAAAGGTTACTGAATCTTAAACAAAGCGATACCATTTGCTCTGATACCTTCCTTAATCTCATCATTAATAGGATAAGGGAGTGAATCTTCCTCTACCTCCATTACCTGTAAGGTAGGAGTAGCTGCGATAGAAGACTCTTGGTCTCTTACATCGAGAGTATCATATGAGAAGCCAAGAAGTACGTCCTTGGTCTTATCGTAATCCGATACAATCGCATTTGCGGCAACTTCGTTAGCGAGTTCTGATACAGTTAATGTATCTACACCATCGGAAGAAGTAATTGCCGAAATGGTCGCACCAGCAATCTTATCATTAACCTGGAATAAAGAACCACTAGCAATCTTTAAGGTTGTAGCAGCCTTGGCTGCTTTTTCTGTGACCTTTGCAGTCTTTACAACCTGTGCCTTACCACCAGTTACAAGTCTGAGAACTGTACCCTTCGCTACAAACTTTAAAGTAGCTGGAAGGTTGGTGCGGTCGAGGTCATAACCACCTTGTCGGCGAAGGCACTGCTCTTCAAGCCAAAGTGCTTCCTTGATATCCTCTGGCTTGGTTCTATGCAAAAAATAGCCTCTGTTTGACATAATTTTCTTCTTTTAAAGAGTTTAACATAATTCATTGATAATGCCTTACTCCTTTGGAGCATTACGCTCCGAGAAGCCTTGCATTTTTGTAATGAAATCATTCTGCTCGTCTTCGGGAGAGGTTGCCTTGGGTGCTTCAACAAAATTGCCGTTTGCTACAAGTGACTGCTTCAATGCTGTCCAATCATCGGCACATTGCTGTGCGAGAGTTTCAAGATTCTCTTCCTTGTCGAGCTGATAACGTGAACGGAACTGCTGCGGAACGTCCTTCAATTTTTCGCTCTTACCGAAAAGGTCATCAAGACGTGCTCTTTCTTCCTTTTCCTTGTATGGGGCAATGGCGGCGGCTACAGCTTCGCTAACTGCTTTCTGGGTACTTTTGGTAGCCTCGGCAATCATCTGCTGAACCTGCTCTTGCGTAAGCCCTGTTGGAGGTACTGGAGGGGTAGGAGGAACTGGTGGAGTAGGCTTATGGTTAGGGTCGTTAGGGTCAATCCATCCATCGAATTTCTTCGTTGTTTCACTGACCGCACGATTGAATGATGATTGCATCATACCAACATAAGGTTCAACTGCCGAGATAGCACTCGTTACATCCTCGTCCTTTGACTCATCTGTTAGACCACGACTTGCAACAATCAGGTCAACCAGCTTTGAAAGTTCATCCTTCTTCAAACCATACTTTGCAAATGATGTTTTGGCAGAAGCAAGCACTTTTTCTTTTATTGTCATAGTAATTCTGTTTTAAACGTTAATAAATAAATAATTTCCGATTGCAAAATTACTATTTCTATTAATAAAATAATAATAAATAATAGAAGCTGTGTAAACAAATGCTATTTTTGGCGATTTTCTTGCGGTCTAAGCGGCTTTCTTTTAGTTTATGTATAGTTATTAAGAAACAAAAATAAAAGGCAAGATAGCCAATATTCTTGGTTACTTTGCCTTGCGTTGTATCAAATCTAACTTTGCCTTAACCTTCTTCGGATTCCTAGCATCGTGATTACTCAATCTTACCACATGATACCCGAGCCGCCATATACCCGAAGAGCGGTTAGCATCCTTGCGCTTTTGGTCTTTAGTAAAATGATAACCACCATCGAGCTCAATAATCGTTTTTATCTCGGGCAGATATATATCAGCGAAGTATAGCTTTCTGCCCGTGATTATCGGTTGCTGTGGTATCACCTTATATCCTAACAGAGTGCAGATTTTCGCCGCAGCCTTCTCCGCATCGGTTGTATGTGAAAGTAGGTCGCAGCGAATCTGATATATGAGTTTCTTGGATAGCATTATTTATAATACTTTTTGAAATTCTCTTCGTTTGCGAAGTATTTTCCTGTAGTAGATGTTACTTCTTGCTTGAATTTTTTAACGCCATTAGCTAGTTTATTAAACTTATCTTTTGGCATAGCACTCTTAATAATAGATACGAATGCTTCGTGCGCTTTATCTGTTACATTCGGCTTTAATATGGCATTAAAAATGCTTCTATCATCGCTGAAATTTATATTTCCAGAGATATTTTCTCCATGATTTATCGCACTCATAATTTTCGTTACATCGTACGTTGCATTTTTGAGGAGTTGATGCAAATCTTGTTTATCATATTCACTCAAATTGCTTATAGCACTATTTGGCGAGTTTGTCTTCAAGACTATATTTTCATTTGTCCCTCCCCCGATTGCGCTCTGCGCAAAGGTTCTGCTTGCGGCAGCATTTGCGCTGCTCACGGTTCTTGTACCGCCACTTGCCTTACTCATAATCTTTATATTTTTAAATGTTAAACTTATTTTTTCGATGCAAAGATACTATTTATATACCAGATATTGAGTACCTTTGAAACTTCCCGTCTAAACTATTTACCCATCTTCTCCGCTCTTTTTCTTTCCAATCTTTAAAGATGCTTGATATGTCGCTTCTTCTTTTGCTCTCGCTGCGCAGGTGTTAGCATAAAGTAAGCCTGCGTCTTAGTCATTACCTTAATGATAACGTCTTGCACCTTCGAGTATTTCATTTGCTCTTCTTTATCATATCTATCTCATCCTGTAGATAGAAGATTGCTTTGCTCAAATCCTGCACTCTCTGTTCTCGCTCTGAAAGGTTCATTTCCTTCTTTCCCTTGCGTAAAAGATACTTTACTGCCGAGCCGCAGTTAAAATCAAGGTGTCGGCAAATATCAATCGGCTCTATGCCGCAGAGTTCCTTTAGCCAAGCGTAATGGTTAGGGTGATTAACCATTTCTTCCTTTTCCTCTGTGACAATAGTACCATTTTTTGTAATCTCTTCAAACTGAATAGGGATATTCTTTCTATATGCAAAATTGTATTCGTCTGGTATAATATTGCATTCTACAATAGCTCTACCTACCTTGATAACTTTCAATCTGAGAGGGCAAATATTGGCTAGCGAATATCTTTCTTCTCCGATGTTATAAACGTAAACTTCTAGTCTATCATTTACATGGACTACCATACTAGGCTCTATTGGTAAGGTAAATACCAACCCTTCACGTATCTTCATTGATTCTATCATAATTCTTACTTTTTAAAAAGTTTATCAACTGCTAATTCCTGTAATTACGGATGCATACATCTTACAACCCTTGCTTCTGTATTATTTTTCTTCTGATACCTACAAAGATTGCATTCAATAGCACCGACTTTATTTAGAGCGTGCGTATATCGACCACATTCACCGAAAGGGCAATCTGTTGCATATTCAATACCGCCGTGAATAAACTCACGTACCTCATACTTAATTGCCGTATTCGGCTTCTTTTCTTTCTTTTGGTATAACATATTATCTTATCTCAATTTTGATTTTATAAATCGACTTCTGCTTCAAGTTTTCCGTGCCATCAAGCAAAAGATGAGCAATGATGTCATCTACGGATTCGCTGATAGCTCTCTTCGTATATTCGTGATAACTGCCGTCTTCTTTTTCTTGATAGACGTTTACAGAGCCAGAGCTATTATCTGTGACAATAACCCCATTATCGGCGAACTCTAGCTTAAAATTAAGTTTTTCCATATAATTATTTTTTTTGTTCCATGAAATGTTTTTGTTGTATTAACATCATTCTTGTAATCAGATTCTGCATCTTTTCAATAATGAACTTCGGGGTTTCCGAAGTTCTGATAAAGAAAGGATGCTTTCCTCTCTTATGCTTATTGAAGAACAATGTATCATCTTTACCCTCTATCTTTACAGCAATCATGTACTGACCGATGAAGAGGTGAGCACTTCCCTCTTTTCTCTTTCGAGGTGTAGTGTACTTAATGCCGTTCTCATCTAAGAAAGACATCAGCTTCTTTAATTTCGTTTCATTTTTCATCTTGCATATCTCCTATAGTTTAGTTATCGCTTAACATTTTCTCAACCTCATCATCGTATTTATTTCTTTTACACCAAGTAGTGAGGTCAAAGATTACTTCCGCATCCTTTCTAAAGCTTTTGTATAAGCTCAGATAGTTTTTCTTTGTTTGTGCGTTAGCCTTTCTCGCCTCGTGAAAAAAGGCAAAGTAATTCTTAAAATATTCAGAATGTATTGTGATAATATCGGCATCTTCGCATTTTTGCATCATAAACAGCGTTGCTTCTACGATAACGACCGCCTTTGAAGCGCAATAGATGTGATTCATTTCATTTGCTACAACTTCTCCGTTCCTTATAATGATAACTGAAAATTTTCCTGTTGCGAACTTATCTTCATAATCACAACTTACGTAGCACTCATATCCAACAAGTTCTTTTGCTGGCGTGAGGTAAGTATCGAGCCAATTTTTCTTTTTCTCCATTTTGTATCTCCTGTGTTATTATATAATCGGGTGGGGGCATATGTGCGCCCGTTAGTTAATTCTTTCTTGGGGCTGTCGCCCCTATAAGGGAATAAATTTTATTAAAGCCCTCATCCCTTATTTTATTATTTTTGATTTTACATAAACTACATTTTTGCCTCCTTTCTTTTCATACCATGACGAGATATTGATATAGCATCGTCCATCTGCATACGATAAATATTCGATTCAATGGAAAATGCACTTCTATTTTTTGCGCTTATCACTATTATAGAACCTTCAAAATCCGTAATAGCCATATTATTGGTACATACCTTTGCATCGCACCTTACTTCCTTGATTCTTGTGCGCTTATTGATGATACCCTTGTTTACAAGCTGATTTGTAACTTTGAACGCTTGGTACATCGTACCATAGATAACATCCTTGATTCTGTCATAAGATAAACCTTTGTTATCACTGAACTTCTTCCTCAACATACGACTTTCACGTTTGAGAGCCTTGCGAATAGTCTTCGCATTTCTCCCATTCGTCCCCTTATTGTGCGTATTGATTACGTCTTCTTGCATTCTAACTTGGTTCTCCATGACAATTCTTCTCAAAAGGTTTTTGAGGGCTGGAAATGTCATCTTCGTTAAATCATCCTTGCGAAGCTTATAACTATATCCATTATTTGAATGTATGCTACGTGCAATGAATCTCTTCTTTCCATTTTTCTCTTCAAAACGGAAATACCCTATCTTGCAACCATATTCAAGTAGTCTCTTTAATTTATTATTGTCAATATGCAATAATTTAGCGCAATGATTATATGATACAAGATTAAGGTCTGATGAGCGGAATAAGAGCTTTATTTTAAGGAGCAAGCAGAAGGCATCTAAGCGATTCCTATCGCTCAGAGCAAACTTAGCTTCCTGTATTCCTATTCTTATTCTTTTCATCATTATATATATATTAATGTAAAAACCAAACAGATGAAAGGTGCTATCTATCATTCTGCTTGGTTTGTATATCGAACCCTTTCACTTGTGTTGATTGGGCATATATGATTCTTTTCTTTGCTTGGAAAATAGCACTTTCCTTTTTATGCCGCAAAATTATAAAGAAAATCTGAGATATTCGCTTAAAATCTATTAAAAAACTAATAGTACGTATTAATAAACTAAAAATAGCTATTAGAAAATTTGGTGGTCTGAGATAAAGTTATTAATTTTGCGGTATCAAAGTTAATAAAATAGCTTTTGGTACATATAATTAATGTAGAAATTATTAATAAATTAAAAATAGGAGATACGAAAAATGAAAAAAGAAAAAGACATGATGAATCCATGTAATTGGAGAACCGAAGATGTAAAAGATGCGGTACAAGCAGCAATGCTCGCCGCTAGTGGAATTATTTTAGCGTATGCTGTTATCTGGCTCGCTTACTAAAAAAGGAAGTAATATGGAGATAGTAACAACATTAGTTAAGTTCCGTTGTCGCAAGGATAAAATGATGGAGCAGTCAAAGAATGCTCAGATTTTTCTCTTTGAAGGCAAAGAAGGTAAGACTAAGGTATTCGTGCCTAAGTCTAAACTAATTATCAAGGATGATGCTTTAGATAGCAACTATAATCTTTGCATCATACCTAAATGGGTATTTCTTAGCACAAAGAACCTTTCGCAGAATGTTGAGTTGGTAGGAGAAACGCAACACATGGAGGTTCTCAATGATATTGAAGATTAATAGTATATATAGTAATAATTATTTTGTTTAATGTATTAAAAATAGGAGATACAACAATGAACACAATGGCAATGAATTTGATGGCACAGCCAAGAGTAAATGAAGTAGCGGTTGCAAAGCAGCCAGAGTTGAAGAGTGATAACATGAATCAGTTCTTGGATTTTGAAACATCTAAGGTACAGATTCTGACAATCGACCAGCTTGAACGCACCGAGAAAGAGAATGATGTGTACGGAAAGCCTTTGAAGGGCATCTATCATTTTGACCTCATTCATCAGGTGGAAGACTTGTGCGAGAAGCATGGCTATAAGGCTGAGATTTACGACCTCTTTGCGGCGAATAACAAAGACCGCAATACTCCAGGTGTTACCCGTTTGCCTCAAAAGGAAGCTTTGATGGGTGATAGAGCTGTAGAGGCTCATATCCTTCGCCGAGTATTCTGTAATATTCGCTTGCGTGACTTTGATAAAGGAGAGGGCAATGATGAGATTACAACCAATATGGCGGTATCATTCCATCAGAATGGTATTCAGTTAGGTATCGGTCGTAATTGCTGTATTTGTCATAATCAAATGCTTTTAGGAGCTGAACATTATGGTGCTACTTATTCCGACCTTAATAGCGGTAGACAAGCTTTCAAGCTCGATGAACTTCTTGAACGTGCTGACGCTTGGCTTGCTAATCTGAGAGGTATCATAGATGCCAATGATGAAATGATTGAGCGCATGAAGAATCGTGAGATTAAGGCACAGGAAATGTTCACCATCATTGGTATGCTAACCTCGCTTCGTGTTGCTGCTGAGACGAAATACAAGGGCATTCGCAATCTTCAAGTCATTCCTCTCAATCAGGCACAGATTGGTCGATTGACCGAGAAAATGATGATTGCCTACTACGAGCGCAATATTGTTACCGCTTGGGATTTGTACAATGCGGCTACAGATATGTATAAGTCAACTCAGCTCGACCAGCCAATGATTCTTTCACAGAACTTGGCAATGAGTAGCTTCATTCAGAATAAGTTGATTTAAAATATAACTACATAAGATTGAATATTGAAGTCATAAGAAAGTCGATAATAAGAGCCATAAAGCCGCCGTGAGGTGTCGGCTCTTTCTCTTAGAAGAATTATTCTATTCAGATAAATCTTGCCGTGAGGTAAGTTTTAAAAGGTTATTTTTGAAAAATTTCATCTTTTTGCCCTACGGCGGTAGGGCTTTTTATCCCAAGGAAAACCAATCGTACGGGTGTGCGTGGGCTGTATGGTAGTGATACCGATATTCTTATCATATCCTAAAGGAAAGCGGTGAATATATATAAAGTTCATTTATTCTACTGTGTTAAAGAATATATGCGAAGATACTCCGTAATAAGCAGCTCTTAATAAGCGGAGGTTGGCGAGGGTTCGATTCCCTCTCTTGGGGCTATGTTTTTTTTAATATATATAATATGACAGATTTTAACGGAAAATTAAATTTGCTGAAGCTCAAAAGAGCTGGCGTAATGCAAATCCAAGGTCGAACCGAGGTGCTTCGGTGTGTGGTTATTCCTATCGAAGATAATAGTATCTTCGTTGCAACAGATGATAATAATCAACCAAAGGCTGCTTATCTCGACCTTACTGCTTGGGAATTAAAGAACCCTAAGTATGACGAGACTCACATGATTAAACAGTCGTTGCCTAAAGAGGTTCGTGAGAAAATGACAGATGAGGAGAAAAAGGCGATGCCTATCCTTGGTGGTTTAAAGCCTGTAATTTTTGAAAGTCAGAATGCGGCTTCTTCTTGTGCTGCACCTTTTGCTCAAACACAGGATTTGAATGACTTACCTTTCTGAGCACAGACTCTCTTAAATAATGGTTTTAGATTAGTTTTAGATTATTAGAAATATGAGAATTAGAACGAGTAATTGGTTTGAGGTAGGAATCCGCTACCAAAAGACCCAAGAAGATGGTTCAGAGAAATCTGTGACCGAAAAGTATGCGATTGATGCCTTATCCTTCACGGAAGGTGAGAGCGCAATCACAGAAGAAATGGCTGCTTATATTAGCGGTGAGTTCAAGGTTAAGTCGATGCAAGAGGCTTCGTACAGAGAGGTGTTCTTTTCTGATAAGGATGATGATGATTGCTGGTACAAGGCAAAATTGCAATTCATTTCCTATGATGATAAGACCAACAAAGAGAAGCGTAGCAACGTGACATACCTCGTGCAAGCAAAGTCTATGCACCGAGCAATCAGTAACATTGATGAGGTAATGGGGAAGACCATGATAGACTATGAAATCATCGGTCTCAGCAAAACCAACGTGTACGATGTCTTCGAGCATCAGACAAAAGAGGAGAAGGAACAGAAGTCTAACGAAGAAAAGAAGGAGGAGTAAAATATGGCAAAACCTAAGAAAAATGGTGTAGAACAGCATTTAAATTTGGATGGCAATAATATGCCTATGGAGAATGAGAACGCTCAGCAGAGCCAAGAAAATACGGCTCAGCAGCAAAGTGAGGAGCAAGTTGAGGAGTTTGAGGAAGAGGATGAGCTCCCTTTTGAAGTAGAGGATGGAGTTCCTTCCCCTATTGATAATGATAGTAATTCATTTGTTATCTATGCTCCAAATGATATTGAAACTCGTAAGGGGCGAATGGAGGTGGTATCGGGCATTACTCTTAAAGAGGGTTATCGTGGATTGATTGTTCCAATTACATTTAACGCTCTTCATGGTTTGCCTACGGAGTCAGATTATCGCCTACAGCACTCCGATGTGATTTCTACGCATGTAGGGGAGAAGGAGATGGTAAGACTTGTACTCTCCATCAATGATGAAACAATGATACAAGAGCAGACGAACTTCGGTTCACGCTCTCGCTACCTTATCATTCCGAAGGGCTCTCCGCTTGCCATTCTTGTGATTTTTAAGCTGTAAAATATATAATTGCGGATGGAGGTCTATTCTATAGTATCCCCTTCCGCTCTATCAAGTAAACTATGACAGAAGTTGAACGTAAAATGCGCAGAAGTAAATACGGCAAGACCTACTATTAAAAGCATCGTGAAGCTTGCATCGAAAGAGCCAAAGCTTGGTACAATGCTCATAAAGAGTATCGTAGGCTGTATATGCTTGCGTATAATGGTAAATAGTATTTTTATATGGATGAGTTGGATAAAATTAAAGAGTTGAATACTCAATATAAATTGCTGCGAAATAACGGAATGGTGGTAAAAGTAGACCTCGTAACCAATGTGGGAACTTATGTAGTAAAGAACCCTAACATTATTAGCAAGGTGCTTGACTTACTTATCCGTGAATCGCAGAAGCAGATAGAAAGTGAGGTGAATACATGATAGGATTGAATGATAGACCAACAAGAGCAAAAAGGGTTGTTGTGGTTCAGTTAAAAGACAAAAAGCCTGAACCTTTCCTTACTTGCCCAGAGATTTATTTAAAGTACGATAAAGAGAAGATTGGCATCTGTCTTAATGCTCTATGGAATGCTCTTGCTAAAGATGGTTGCTACGAGAATAAGAAATGCAAAATCTCTTATCAGAGTATCGAACAATTAAAAACATTGGCATGGGAGTAGGTTATAAAGGGTGTTGTGTACTAAAATATCCTCATTCTATAGATGATGGATTATTAGCTCTGTACGCACAGGGGCTTACCATACCCGAAATTAGTAAAAAGGTAGGTATACCTTATGAAACAGTACGGCGGCGACTAAAAGGAAATGGAGTTAAACCTGCATCACCACGATTTATCGCTAAGTATGGTGAAATCCGTTATTTAGGGCGTTTCCGCTACTGGAGCGAGGAGGAGGAACAGAGATTTATTAGATTATTTCCCTTTCGTACAAATAAAGAAATTGCTAAAATCTTCTGTTGTAATATCAGAACAGTTAAGAATAAGGCTATGTCTCTTGGGTTAAGAAAAGATGCCGTATGGTTACATGAGTATAGATTATCTTCCATGAAGATTGCTACCATTATATCCAAATCAAGCTCTAAGAAGTTTAGGTTTAAGAAAGGGAATAAATTCGGACATAAGTTTAAGAAAGGGTTTAAGTACGATAAAGAATTTTGGGAGAAATATAGAAGAGGTGAGGTTTCTTTGCCTTGATTTTATTTTTTCTTAGTATATATGATAAAGTTAAAAAACATTTGTAATATGGAAGGAACTAAGTATAATAATGATGTACCTTACGAAAGAGTAGTGCTTAGAGTGTTAGAAAACTACTCGAAGATGCAAACTAAGCTAACTCGTTACCAGAAGAAGGTCAAAGAGCAAGGTGAGTTGCTTAATAAATTAAACAACAAACACAATGATTACGAGAAGGTCGTTGCTGAGCGTGATGAGCTTCTCCAAAAGAATAAAGAACTTTCTCGGCAATTGAAGATTTACGAAGGTGTGCGCAAATACTTCAATGGTCAAGTCTCAAAATTAGAAACTGATAAATAATACATCAATATGAAGAAGATTTTATCTTGGTGCGGTTCTCATACAGAGCTGCTGTTTGCATTCTTTTTGTTAGGACGCTGTATTAGTAGTGTGGTCAAAGATGGTTGGTCTGTGGCGATATTATTCTTGCCGTTTATCGCTATGTGGATATTTACCTATCACTTACAGAAAGAGATTTCCCGTCTTATTAAGAAGAATGAAGAGCTGAAAGAAACTAATAAGCAGCTCGAAGAGGCTTATGAGGATAAGACTTTAAAACTGAATAGATTTATGGATTTTAAGTCTCTCTTTTATTATAGATACCTCTTAGCGCAGAATGATGTTAATTTATGCAAGAAGAAGATTAGCTGCGGTGACTATCTTTCAAATAGGAAGTATTATGAAAATATGATAGAGTTCTATCTTAAAAAGATTTTGGACAAGGTTGTGTAATAATGAAGTACGATGAGTTTTTAAAGAAGGAGCGCCAGAAGAAAGGCAGAAGCAAACCACGGCACATTGAATCGCAGATTCAGATTCAGATGGTGAAGTGGTTTCGCTTGCAATACCCTCGCTATATCATTGCCGCCATCCCTAACGGAGGACAACGAAGTGCGCTTGAAGCGAAGATTATGAAAGGCGAGGGCGTTTTGGCTGGCTTCTCCGACCTTATTATTATAGCAAGAGAAAATGTCCTATTTATTGAAGTTAAAACTAAGGACGGGTATCAATCTGATTTGCAAGCCAAATTTCAGTCTGACGTTGAGCGATTAGGCTTTCAGTACAGCATTTGCCGCTCATTGGATGAGTTTATCTTAACCATCGAAAAATGGTTAAAAGATAAGTTTTCTGTGTAAAAATATCCGATTTTCTTAGTTTTATATTAATATCTATTAAAATACTAATAAAAACACTGAAAAGATTTGTTGGTTTCAAAAGAAATTATTAATTTTGCGGTGTGAATAATTAATAAATAGGTTTAACAATTAAAAGATACAACAATGGGAACAAAGAAAATTGCTCGATTCAGATTTACGGTATTTGCCCATATTTTCAATAGTTGGGATGAGGTTGTAAGTTATTACGAAAGACTTGTAGAGCGTGGTGAATGTGTTGTACTTCCTACTGTTTCATTTTGGGATGGTAAGGTAAGAACCAATAAGTGGCACGCACAGGTTAAAGAGAATGGTAAAATTGAGTTTACAGAAATTAAAAAATAGGAGATACGACAATGATTACAATTATCAATAAATATACGGGCGAGATTATCACCAAGTACTCAGGTGCTTTGGTTAGCGAATCTACAGAAGATTCTTTTATCGCTAACGCAAAGGGGTCGGGTACGTTCAGAGGACGTTGGAATGCTATCGTAGAGTATTTTATTCCTCTGAAAGGGTTGAATGCAACACAATGCCTTCTTAAAAGCCAATACGCTGTGAAGGAATGTATGAAGAAGAAATAATTAACGTTTAAAAATAGGAGATACAATTATGGAAATCAAGGTAAATATACCACAAAACGATTATGTTCAACCAACCGAAGTTAGAGAGGAAGTCGTACAGGCAATCTGTAATGCCTTCTTATCTAATAGTTGTTGGGATATTTTTCATCCTTTCTCAGGTGCAAATAATGGTAGCCGACCTGCTACAAGACGTATTAGTTTGAGCAATCCACGTTTTAGTGGACACGCCAATGATAAGGATATGGTTAAAATACATGGATGTGAAATGAAAGCTGCCTTTAAGGTATTGATGAAGGCTGGTTATCACATGTATAAGGTATATGACTACGGCTCTTGGATGGGTTACGCTTGCGATAAGAAACCTTTCCGTGAGGGTGCATCTGAGGTTCTTACGTTTAACGATTTTATTGATTAAGCTTATGTTTATAGAATTTAAGAATTTAAATGTAGCATTCGGAAAAGAGTTCCCTTTAGCTATCGTGTACCTCAATAAGTGCGATGGTGAACGTTTTTTAAGGGAGCAAGGAATAGCGAAATCTGGCTCTTTTAGCAGCTTTATTTCGCTTATTGCAATCGTTGATAACGTACCACAAAAAGCGAGCTGTAAGATTTTCTTTACTAATTATCGCATTCTCAATAAAGAAGAGGAGAAAGATGTGTTAGATACTCTTAAACGAAGTAATCTTACTATCAATGATAAAGGGTTTATTTCCTTCCTTGATTATAAAAAGGTTTGCTTTGAGGTTGATGGAAATATCCTTACCTATGATGACTTCTGTAAGTATGAATTACCAAAGGGACAGGTATTCAAAATGGTCTTTGATAATGGTTATTCTTATTATAGCTCAGAGCCTTTTAAGGGTAATGCAAAGAAGTATGCTGATACAGCCATAAAAGTTGCCGAGAAATTAAGGTATCTTTGGTCTGGTTGGGCAATGGGCTTTAGGCTCAATAGTCTTTTGAATATAGATGTTGTTTACGGCAAAGATGAACGTTATTCAGTTGTATCTAACACATAATGATTATGGAAGAGGTTAAAGAAAAGAAGTTTATCATAGAAGCAAAGGGCGAAGTGCCCTTTGCACAACGCACGGGTGATGGCTACGAGCTATTCAATAACGAACGAACAATGAAGTTCTGTGCGAGAAGGCAACAGATACTGGATAATGAAACGGGTGAACAGAAATCTTGTTTTGCTGTTTTCTGCTTCGTTAAAGAGGATGATGGATGGGTACAAGGTGATAACTATCATCAGACGGAAACCATCACCTCTTTTGTTAAGGATTTGAATATCTCTCCTTATTTTACCAATGCTGTAGAGGAATATCGTGAGCAGATGGAAATCACAGAAATATGGGAGGTAAAAAAATGGGAATAGGAGCGATTTTAATCATCATAGGCGCATCCGTCATCGCATTGAGCAGCGTTGTTGCTGTTGGCGCAATGAATGGAAAATTAGAAGGTGTGGTAACCATACAAGAAAAAATCTTGATTACTATATTCTTATTAATCTTACTCATAACGGGTTGGGTGCTATTGTATAACGGAATATCAATAATTAATCTGTAATAAAATGGGAAAGAGATTAAGCTTAGAAGATAAAGCTAAAATAGCTAACGGCAATGAACGTCATTGTAGGCAATGCAATCATCGTGTTTGCCCAGATGGTTTGCTTGAAGTATGTTCGGAGGCTTTTATTCGAGGGTACAAGAAAGGCTATAAACAAAGTCAGAAAGAACAGAAAGAACGTATTGATAAGATACTCCACCCTGTTACTGAGCCTTGTGGTAGTAATGCTATCTTTGTCTTTTTTAGAGACGTAAGAAGTGGTGAGTTACAACCTTATATTGAGGATATGAGAATGCCTGATGCAAAACGTTACCAAGATATAGGTTCAATAAGGTTTTCGCCAGAAAAAAACGAGCCGCAAAAACTACAGATTGCATGGTGTTATCCGAAGGATTTGGTTGAGCTTCTTGGATATAACAAGAAGTATGCTGATTTTGAGCGTATAGCTCTTTCTGAAGGCGCATTCTCTTATCCTCGTGAGGAATATGAGAAAAATCTTCAAAAGTACTCTACCGTGCGCTATGAACACAAAAAATATTATCATTATCGGAAATTAAAAAAATAGCTTTGTTATGGATAAAAAAGATACTAGTCTAACAGTTATACTTGAAATCGGTGGCAACCTTTGTGGTATGACCATAAAGGATAAGGATGATAAAGTTGTACTATTCGAGCATTTGTCATTTAGTGAGCAAATTAAGATTCTCAATAGCCTTAGTCAGAATTATAACTGCCTTGTGCGGTTCTTAAAAGAAAAGGAGGGATAAGGTATGAATTTGGTTCTATTTGTATTGATTATCATATCTGTTGGGGTTACTTTCGGATGTCTTGTGCAAGGTAATAATAATAAGGAGAAGTAAAGTATGGAAGCAACTATTTTATTAGGTAATCATAATGATTGTAAGATTGATACGGGAAGATATGTAGAAACGGACGTTATGGGTTGGAAAGCCATTGTCTATGTACCGAGTGGCATTGATAATGAGCAGGTTCAGAAAGCCCTTGATTACGCTTATTCTACTCTCTGTCAGAGTTGCTATATGGAGTTTATCTTGGCAGACAACTTCCTTCTTATCTCTAAGGAGGTCTTTGATAAGAAGAAGGTGTTTAAGTTCAATCTTAAAAAGCACTTTACTGAATGCCAAACTTCTATTCGTGATACGATGAAGTTGTATGAGCGAAACATGGATGAAGACTACTATAATGAGTATTCTACTTTTCTGTGGGATTTGATTAAGGATAAGGTTGAGAAGTTACGAAAGATGATTGAAGATAAGCTTCGCAATCTGAAATGCAAGTATAACCCTTATCTCTGCTCGTATGTCATTATGATTCAGAACCTCGTACAGCAGATTAATGATACCCATATACACGTTATGGAGATTACCGAAAGGGAGTATGGAGTTGATATTGCTCCAAGCTACGAAAATTATCGGGCTAAAATGGCATTCACGCAAGCGGATAATTGTCTGTACGACATCATGCATGATGAAGCCAAAAAGTTCCGTGATAATATTGTCAAAGATAAGAAAATTATCGCCGTATGGTCTGATATAACAAGGACTATCTACAATCCTATCAACGCAAAGAAGGCTCGTCTTTCGGCTTTTTACAGTATGCCCGAAGAAACGCAAGCTCTCTATAATTTGCGAGAGGAGGATGGCTTCTGCGAGCTCAAGGATGGTGCAAAAAAATTCAAGAAAGGAGCGTAATGTATGTGTGAGATAACTATAAAGGGGCATGTAAGCACCATAGAGGCTCTAAAGTATATATTGAAGTTCAATATCATTATCCTTCGCAATGGCTGGCGATTATTGAATGGATTGGTTCACAGATACCCTTGGATATTCATTATCGCAACGATAATCATTTCTATGCTTATCAGTCTGGTTCAGATAGGCAGCGCAAGGTCTGAGCGTGATTCGTATAATCAGAAGAATGTGCATCTTTTGAAGAAACTTGCTTCGTATGAGGCTATAATAAGATAGTATTGTATCTCTTGGGGGCGGCGGTCTCGGCTGCTGCTCCCTTTTAAAAGAAAAATTAAATTAAAAAGTATATGGAAGAAATAATCAAAATTACAGAGTATAACGGCAAACGTGCCGTCAATGCGAGAGAGTTACATCAGTTCTTGGAGAGCAAGCAGCAGTTTGCAAACTGGATTCAGAACCGTATCGAGAAGTATGGATTCGTTGAGAACCAAGACTTTTGCTCATTTAATAAAGTTATTAAACGAGAAACTGGTGCTACAACAATAACTGAATATGCCCTTTCCGTTGATATGGCAAAGGAGCTTTCTATGGTAGAAAACAACGAGAAAGGTCGCCTTGCTCGAAAATACTTTATTGAGTGTGAGAAGATAGCAAGAGAGGGTATGGTTGCCTCATACCAGATTGAAGACCCTATTAAACGTGCTGAAAGATGGATTGAAGAGCAGAAGGAGAAGAAAGCCCTAGAAGCTAAGAACCAAGAAATGCAGCCAAAAGCACAATACTTCGATGAACTTATTGAGCGTTCGTTGCTCACTGGCTTTCGTGATACAGCAAAGGAACTCGGTTTGAAACAAAGTGAGTTTATAAAGATTCTCATTGATAAAGGATATATTTATCGTACACCAAAAGGTGAGCTGAGACCGATTGCAAAATATACAAATGATTTATTTGAATTAAAAGATTTCAAAAGCGTAAGCAGCGACCACGCTGGAGTGCGGACTTGGATAACAGTCAAAGGAAAGAAGGTATTTCAACTTCTATTTGGTCGGAAGGCATAAAGTCGCTGATTCTTAGCAAGAAAGCTATTAAATACTATTAATATCAATTTATTTCTATTAGAATCAAAAATAGTTGGAGAAAAATTTGGTAGTTCGCAGATTTCTTTTTAATTTTGCGGCGTTCAATAAATACTTGCGGTGAGGTTAGAAGCTCTGCCGCTTTAAGGTGGAGCATTTTTTATGCTCGCTTCTTAACGGATTACGATATATAGGTATCGCCCCTTGCGTACATTATAATGATGTATGCGTGCTTTCGCAAGTAGGCATTGAACAAAGGGTAGCGATGCCTTTTTTTTTAGGTATCAACCCAACATTATATTAACGTTCAAAATACTTGCAAAATGAACGAAATTAAAATTATCAACAAGTCAATCTTCTTAGATAAGGAGATTGATGTTTGGGGGTCAGTTGAACAGCCTTTATTTCGGGCGAAGGATGTTGCTTCTTGGCTCTTAATTAAGAATGTGTCCGACCTTGTAAAAAGAGTGGATAATGATGAGGTGCATAGGTTTAACCTAGGCAGCTTACAAGGTGAGACTTGGTTCTTAACTGAGGATGGTTTGTATGAGGTACTTATGCAATCACGCAAGCCTATCGCCAAGCAGTTTAAGAAGGGAGTAAAGGCTATCCTTCACGAAATCCGCACCAAGGGCGGCTACATTGCTTCTTCGGTCAATGATACTCCTGAAGCTATCATGGCACGAGCCTTGAAGATTGCGGATGAGACATTGAAGCGGAACGAGCAAAGAGTTCGTGAGCTTGAAGCTCAGACCGAACAGCAGGCGCAGACTATCGGCATTCAGCAGAAAGAACTGACTATTGCCGCACCAAAGGTAAAGTACTACGATGATACACTTGCATCAACGGACTGCCTTACCACCACACAAGTTGCTGATGACCTCGGTATCAGTGCAAGAGCACTCAATCAACAACTTTCCAATGCAGGTATTCAATACTTTCAATCAGGTTCTTGGCATTTGAAGGGAAAGTTTCGTGAGTGGCAGCTCGCAAGCACCCGAACCTATAATTATATCAAGGGTGATGGTTCTACGGGCACAAAAGTAAACCTTGTATGGAATCAACGTGGCAAGCGTTTTATTCTTGCTCTCTATAACAACGACTTTAATGTGAAGGACGCTATCGCTGAAATCAACGGCGAGAAGAGAGCTGCGCTTGAATCTAAAAACAATCAGTCTAACTTTTAATTGAATAGGAGAAATCAAAAATGGATAATCAGAATATGATGATAGAGGTAACAGTTGATAATGATGCTACTCAGCGGTGTGTCGGTCTGCTCAAAGAGCTTATGGCAGTACAGGAGAATGCTATGAAGTTCTTGATATCTGAGGGTATTGATGATAGTAGTGAGGGTACGATGATTGCCGAAGGAATCGGTAACGCCGTGAAAGCCTTTGGTGGCGTACTGCCAGAGGGTATCTACAATAATGTAGTCGGTATTGAGGTTTAATGTTATGCGTGAATAGGAGATACGCAATACAACAAGGTGTAAATAATTATAGGAGATACAAATGTAAAAGGCAGTACTTTGAAATACGTGCTGCCTTTGTTTTGTTTATATATAATCTCTGTATTTTCCTGTTATTTACAGAAAAAACTATACCTTTGACATGGTAAACAAAATATGAGTTATGGCAAAAGTACAATTACGAATTAAGGGTATTGAAGCCCTCAAAAAGAAACTAATGGAGCAAAGAGAGATAATGATTAATTATCTTACATACGCTATGGCTGAACTAGGTGAGCGTGCTGTCACCTATTCTAAGGATAACAAGGGTTATCAAGACCATACAGCAAATTTAAAGAACACCATTGATTATGCTTTATTTCTTGATGGCGAACTTGTGTGCGTTGGCGACCACGAGGAATTAAATGGAACTGAAAAAGATAAGGCTCATTTTATCCCTGATGCAGCAGTTAAGTATGCTCAACAGCAAGGTGTTATTGCCCCCAAAGGATATTCTCTTATCATTGCATCTGGTGTAGATTACGGTCAACATGTAGAAAATAAGGGCTACAACGTATTGTACCTAACAAAATTCTTTCTTAAAGATGAAATGAAAAAGATAATACTTAAAGCTATAGAGAATGCGAAGCAAAATAACTAAGAGTGAGCCAACTGACCCACTCTTAGTTTAGTATAGATGTCCGTAATTCTTATAAGAAAGGCAGGGCACTATTTGCGCTCTGCCTTTTCTTTTTCTCTTTGCTTTCGTTCAGCCCTTGCGAGCCGAATCTCTTCATTAATCTCGTCCATCGTCATATTGACGTTATTCTTCCTTGCTTCTTCTATGAGAGCATTGAAGTTCTCTAAAGCCTTCTTTTTTTCTTCTTCTGTCATTATGATTTCTTTATTTTTTCAATATATGGTTTGAATATACCTTGAAGCTTATTATAAGTTTCTAATATCCAAGCGAATATAGGTTTCCATTCGTCTTGCTCATATCCACCATATTCATAATTCGTAGCCATTATCACACTCGTTTTGTTATCTTCTGCCAAGTTCCATTGGAGTGCTGGCTTTCCGAATGCTTCATTGATAGCTTCTTTATCCTTTTCTATCAGCTTATAATGCTTTTTGTTTTCAGCCTTATCAGAGCTGTCAAGCAATAAGCGGACAGAAGCAGAACCTTTGCGTACAAAGAAGTCATAATGAACCTTTGATGTTCCCGTTGAGATATTCATCCAATGATAACTCTGTGGCATCTTTTGGAAGTCAGCTCCGTTTTTACTTGCGTATTCATTGAATGCTGTCCAAAATTCCATCAGTCGCTTCTCTGTATCGGATTTCGGTGAAGCTTCGCCTTTCTCGTATGGTGGTGCGCATACAATATCAAATAGTATGCCTACCTTTGAGTTGCCGACACTTACGGCAGTTGCTTCAATCAGATAGAAGTTGCATTGAATGGTTGAATCATTCAGCATCTGAATGGCACTGATATGCTCCGCTCTTGCTTTCTCAACTATCCATACAGCGTAATCAGCGTTGTAGTGTGCAGCGTAGGTTATTACTTTACCCAAATGGTCGGAATCGCTATCGCCAAACTGATTCTCTATGATGATGCTTTTCTCACCATCATCACCAGCTTTGGCTACAATATCTACTTTCATTGTCTCTAGCTTGTGCTCACGCTCTGCTTCTGAGATATTGATTTCCAACTTCTCTGATAGCACACCGATATTTTTCGTAAGCCAAGGCGTAAACCCTGATGCTTCACCATCAAAGATTTCCTTTAAAGTATGGGTGTTTATCTGCTCTATATCTTTCATTGTTATTTATTCATACAAGGAATTTTCATTTCCCACAATGATACTCTTTCAAATTGTTTCGCAAGGATTCTTATATATCCACGACCTTCTTTTAGGTATTTAACCACCTCTCCTTTCTTAAACATTCCAGGTGATGCCGTTTTAGGATTTCCACTCTCCAAGAACATTGTTATCTTCTGTTTCTTTTTGAGCTGCCCATTCTCATCATAATATCCAAATGTAGCCACAAAGGAGTTATTCTTATCGTAATCAAAGATACCTTCATTGCAAATGATTCTAAAATCATTTTTATAATGAGACCAAAAGATGAATGAATTCTTTTCTTCGTCCTCATACATAAATGATACATACTCTTTCGTTCCTCTTAGTTCATCTGCCTTATGTAAAGTACTCGACCACTCTTGTGCGAATGTTTGCATTGTAAAGAATAGCATAGCTCCGATAAATAAAAGCTTCTTCATATTCTGTATCTCCTATATTAATGTTTATAAATTGCACGATACCTATTTAAAACACGCTCTGCGGCGTTATCTTTTCCTTGCTTGGTATATACTAAGGCAAGGCGAAGATACCCCGTTCTACGCAAGCAACCGAGGTACATCAGCCGCTCGTAGCAGTATGTGGCTCTGCTTAACATTCCATCACGGAGGTAGCGTTGAGTCATTGCCGCCAACTCCTTTGGTGATGCATTATAAATCTGTTTCATAACTCGTCTGATTTGATTATGAATGCAAAGATAGTAAAAATCTGCTTACTATATATTCATATTGCAATATTTATATAAATATAACTTAAATTTGCATATCAATATATTAAAAGCTATTAAAATATTAATAAAAATACCGAAAAGATTTGGCGGTTACAAAAGAAATTATTAATTTTGCGGTGTAAATAATTAATAAATAGGTTTAATATTTAAATTATAGGAGATACAACAATGAAAGTTACAATGATTAACGGAAAGGTAGTAGAGGCTAACGTATTTGATTACGTTGCTCAGATTTACGAAGGTGGTAAATGGCAGACAGTTGCCGTTAGCTCTGATTACAATGAGGTTGAGAAGAAACGTATTGAGTACGCTGTGAAGGGCTGCTATACAAGAACAGAACAGCTTCACTGATTAATAATATATAGGAGATACAATTATGAATAAATACGCAGAATTAAAGAAGAAGCATCAGAAAGAGCTTAATAAATTGCCAATGAAAGCTGCTTTTGGTAAAGAGCAGTTTAAGAAAATGATGGAAGAGTGGGGACTGACTACCTCGAAGGAGGACTTGATGAAGATTCGCTCACTCGGTTGCGGCGCATTCTGCCTTGCCTCTGACGTTTACCTTTTCGAGGAAATGCGTAAACGTCACGATAAGGAAATCTTGGAGCTCATAAAGACAGATGAAGGCTTGAAAGATGCTTTCATGTATGAGTTCGCAAACCACGAATGCGGCTATACATACAACCCAGAAGAAGCCGTGCTTGCCCTTGGGATAACAATGAGGGATGTAAGAAATAATATATTCATCAAGCCTGTCTTTGATAAGGCTTGGAAAGAGTATCTTGATAGATGTGAATAGCTTATGTACAAAGAAGGAGATATACTTAGGTTTTATAATGACGAAAGAGTTGAAAGTTGTGTTTTTATCTTGTCAAATATTCATAACGATGACTGGATAGAGGCTCACATAAAATACTCGTTCGCATTCAAATCTTTCGGTGTAGGCAAAGGAAATATGAGTACAAACATTAAATACTCGTCGGGTTGCTTACGATACGCAAATGAATGGGAGAAGAACTTTCTTCTGAATATAATGGAGAATAATGGTTATTCTTATGATTTTAAAACTAATAAAATAAAGGAGATTTAATTATGGCAAAGTTTATTGAGGTAAAGTATAAAGGGTTTTGTATCCTTATTAATATAGATAATATCGCTTACGTTGAACCTTCACGTAATGGCGATATAGCAACATCTATAAAGCTTAATTGCAAGACCACACCAACGGGCGGTCAAGTGATTCTCTGCGAGGATGATTATCACACATTCTTGGAGAGATTGAAAAACCTTGTTATCGTTGATAAAGCTGAGTAAGATATGAGAGCATTTGACGTACTTTTAGCCTTACATCGCTTGGATATGCGACAGGGCAAGGATTATCTTGAAGCTCCTAAAAAGAATGATTTGGAGCTGAATGTAATAGAAGGTAAGCTAAAACGGAATCATTGGTATTGGTGTGATTTCCATAAGCAACCAATGCTCGGTGAGCCTTCGGTTATCCTCACTCTTGGCGGTGGGGATATTCAATACCTTTATGAAGTAGAAAAGTAAATTAATATAAGTTATGTATCAGATAAATGTTGTAACATATTGCACAAGGATGGACGTAAAGAACGCTCGCCGCAAGGTAGCGAATCGACAAAAGAGAATACTCGGAGGATGGTTTGAAAGCGTGAAATTAGCAAGAAAAGCCTTGAAAAAATTCTTTGAGAAGAAAGGCTATCAGATAGGTAACGAGGTCGAGGAAAAGGGCAGCGAGACCTATGTTAAGACGTTATTCTTCGGTAACATTATGCTCGAAATAGAGTATAAGATAATCAAGTATAATTAATCTATGGCTCGTTTCGCTCTCAGAAATCAGGAGAAGATAAAGCAAGCATTCGGGGAAGAAAGGTTGAATGAGCTTCTGAAAGCATTGAAGTTGTATTCAGCCAAGTACCCGAAATGGTCGTTGAACACAATCATCGAAGAGGGTAAGCCTTATCCTTCTTTCGTAGTTGATAAGATTGCCGTATTATATGTAACTCGCCTGATGTATGACGTTTATCACGTTGCTTTAAAGGAGTTCTTATAAACAAAAAGCACCGCCCTCGGAGATACGAATGAGGACGATGCTAGATGTAAATAATTGTTTTGTTTAACGTTATGAGTACATAGGAGATACGCACTCGATACAACAATTAATGCAAAAGTAATAAAAAATATTTGGTTATCTGAATATTTCTTCGTAAATTTGCGAATAATTAACATTAAAATAGGAGATACAGCTATGATAGGAGCAATTATAGGTGATATTGTAGGCTCTAAATATGAGTTTAATAACACATTTGATTATAACTTTAAACTATTTGACAAAGGTTGTAATTTTACAGATGATACTATCTGTACAATAGCCGTAGCCGATGCTATATTACAAGCAAAAGATGGAATACCCGATGCGTCAGATTTCAGAGAATCGCTTCTTAAATGGTGTAGGCGTTATCCAAATCCGATGGGAGGATATGGCAGTGGCTTCTCTAATTGGCTTACAAGTAAGTCCCCAGAGCCTTATGATAGTTTTGGAAATGGAGCAGCTATGAGAGTTAGTCCTGTGGGTTGGGCATTCAAAAATAATGCTGATGCTATTCGTCAGGCAATGATGAGTGCAAAGGTGTCACATAGTCACATTGAAGGAATGATTGGTGCTGCTGCGGTAGCAGATTGTATCTGTGATTTAAGAGTATTTAAAAGCAAAAGTTTTATTAGGACAGCAGCGATAATATATTATGGCTCTGATTGGGATAAGAATCTTATTCCACGAGGGAAATGGGCAGAAACTTGCCAAGAATGCGTTCCACTCGCCTTTAAAATAGTCCTTAATAGTGATAGCTTCGAGGATGCAATCAGAAATGCTGTATCATACGGCGGTGATAGCGATACGATGGGAGCAATCGTTGGTTCAATCGCTCAGCCACTCTTTGGTATTCCACAAGAAATGAAGGAAAAAGCATTGAACTATCTCCCTTTGGATATAAAGAATGTAGTAACTAAATTTATTGATAGATATGGCGAATAAGGAAGATTTAATCAAGTTCTGCCGATACTTCAAAGGTGAAGCAGAGCCATCAAAAGAAACAAATGTATTGTTCTGGGAGTATGAAAAGGTTTGGGTAGAGCTATCAGAAAATCCAAAGGAAGATAGCGAAAACTTTAAAATGGTTGGTAATTGGCTTGATGATTATTTGCGTGCTGGTCTTAGTTTATTTAAGAACGATGATGGCGTTCCTATTACCTTAAAAGCTCTTTTATTCAATCGTTATACACACTGGATGCAAACAAACGATGGCTTTAAAGAGTGGTACATAAATCAATACAAACAAGAAAAGGAGTGAGAAATCACCCCTTTTTTTATAATAATGGATGTTTATCATATCCGATAACCTCCATATCCACATAAACATTTCCGTATGGCGTAACCTCAACCTTTGTTATTCTAAATCTCGTTCCAAGCTGTAAGATAGTCTCGTTCTCGTAACCAAACTGCGAATGAGGTGAAGCGTAGAATGCCTTTGTTCCTTTAGGACAATATATATTAAAGATAGTTCCACTAAATCCTGTGCCTTTTGCTGTTCCACAAGAGCAGAAACTCCAGTCGGTAACCTCTTTTCCAACAAACTTTTGTAAGTCTGCTTTTGATAGATTTTTTACACCAAAGAAGCCTTCAACTCCTTCCCAATTTTCATTACCTCGCTGTAGCCACATATCTTTCTTAGTTATGCTCTTTTCAAGTGCGGAATAAAGAGCTTTTATATGGTCTTCACCATATTCTCTATCCAAAGGTACGTTTCCAACTCCTTTATAATGAGACCATCCCCAACTGCCATCATATCCTCGCAAAGGTCTGTTCATGTGTCCGCTACCTCCCGTGTATGCCCTACAACCAACGTGCTCTTCTTTTGTCATAACATTATTCCAAAAAGCATTACTCTCGGCATCAAATAACTTATGACTCTCGGTTGTGGATTTACACCAAATAGCAGCATTCTTTCTTGTTTGAGAGTAAGCATCTGTATCAAACGGAATAGAACCATTGCTTTTGATACCTCTTTTTGCTTTGAGGTTCATTAGTTGTTGTCTCTTGGCTTCGGTGTCTGATAGAAGTTGTTGTGCGAGTGCCTTATCTTTTGCATTGATAGCGTTTTCAAGGTCGTATAGCATTTTATGGTAAACCTTGCTTTGCGTATTGTAGGTTTTAACATCAGCAAGTTTAGTACTGACATTTGCCCAATCAATAGCATCTTTAACCTCGCCAAGTTTCTTTATATATGCCGCTTGCGATACCTTCCATGTAGCATATTTCTGTTGAACCCCGTGCATATTTCCACCAAGGAAATCAACTGCCTCAAATTGCAATTTGCTAGCTTGCTTTTCAAGCGTCAAGCTTTGCCATTGAGCCAACTTCGCTTCTACGGCATCATATACTCCGTGCAATTCCTGTGACGTGAACTGCTTATGCCACTTATTGACATCAGGGATGAGAGCAGAAAGTGATAATTCATCCTTTTTAATGGCAGAAATGGCGTTTGCGAGCGTTTTTGCTTCTTTCCTTGCCAATGTATAGTTAGCAGACTTTAATGCGCTTAGAACGGAAGAAACATCGGTTTCTCCGTAATTAGCAGCCACCTTCATAACATTCATTGCAACCTTGCGGTCAGTCCATGCAAGTTTAGTCTGATAACCTCGCTTGAATCTATCAAACAAAGATGCTATCTCAGAAGCACTCTTTTTGTCCTTGATTGCGTAGCGGATAGCATAGTACCGTTCAAAGAGGTCTTGGCTCTTTATATCCGTAACAGATTTACTACCGAGCAGATTATGAACCAAACCATTGTAATAGTCACGTCTATGTTTATCCCATCGGCTCTGTATTTTATCTATTTGCTCCTTAGTTCTAAGGGCGTGGCGTTCCTTTGCCTTCGCAAGTATAAGCTCCTTAGAAGAAACCGCCTTTAACCCCAATTTCTTGCGGTCTAACGGGCTTAAAAGATGTGCCCAATACTTTGTGTTATCTTGTAAGTGCCAAGCCAATTTACCCTTCATTCCTGCCTTCACTATAGCTTCAGAGTTATCCTTAATGTATTGATTGTACTTCTCGGGCATAGTGAGCACGGCAAAAGGGGATACGTAGTTGCTCATATCCTCGCCAGCCATCAAGCGTTTATAAAATTCCTTCTTCTCCTCGCCTTGTATGGTGATAGGGTCTGAGGTACAGATACATTGAGGATGCCAAGAAATCCATACGTAATCTTTCGGATATCGACCTTCAAGGTCGTTGCATATATCATCAATATTGTGCTGTGGAGATACGTGAATATACTGACCGATAACGAATGGTTCGTTCTGCCATCGCTCATTTCTTGCCTTATGATATGCGGAATTTATCTCAGTTCTTGCTACTCTGAGAGCGTTCTTTCTCGCCGAGCGGTAAACACCCATGCCTACCTTCTCCAAAGGCTCTTCAATAAAGCGCACCTTGCCGTCAATGATTCTACGTCTGCGCCAAGTCACCACATCTTTCTTCTTTCCGTTCTTCAGAACCTTGATAGTATGATAACGGCGATACATCATATCTGGGTCGTTGAGATACTTTCGTATGCTCTTGCCTACTTCCTCTGCTGATGTGCCTTTCTTTATCCCGTCCGCAATGGTGTTGTTCATAGCCATTTCAAACTCGCTCTTCGTCTGTTGGCAGTAATTCCAAACAAGCTGAGCAAGATTCAATCCGTTCTTTGTTTTCAAGCGATTGGAAATAAATGTAGCTGCGGCGGTATCTCGTGCGACCCTTATAGCTTTATCAGTAAGCACGGAATAACCGCCTATAACCATTTCATCGTGGTTATACGCCAACGCAACGCCATCGGTAATGCCGTTCTTATAACAAAGAAGGCTATTCTGATAGTAATCATTAAAGATGTCGTTCAAACGAGCCTTTAACTGCGGAAAGTTATCAAAGTTAAAAAGCGCATCATCTTCAAGCACATCTTCTCCATAGCCAAGAGAGGTAAGCTTCTTGACATAATCGCTGTATAATCTGCCCAACCGCTTATTATAAACGGCGAACAGATTATTCAGTTGTTCTTTCTGCTGTTTTGATGTGAGCTTCTTTGACATAGTTATTCTTCTTCCTCTTCTTCATTGGAAACTGACTGACTTCCACTTGCGGCACTACCAAGTCCCGAAAGGGCTGCTTGCTGCGCCAACGCTTCTTCCTGTTCACTCTTCATTTCTTCCTCAACCTTATCAGGGTCATCATTGAGAGGGTTAAGCTCGATAGCACGGCGATTAGAGGTAGATTTCGCACCACCATTAGATGAAGTGATAAGTTGCAACATTTCAACATCATTCTTTGGCAGATATGGCTTGAAGACCGGCTCAAAGTCAATCTGCTCAGCAACACTCTGGTCGATACCTTTTACGTAAACTCCCGTATTACAGATGCCGTTAGCTACGATATTCGAGCGGCGAGTAAACATTTCACCGAACATTTCTGTCTTTAAATCCGCTTTCATATAAGGAGCGGTGAACATCAAACGGATAGCCGCACCCGAGGTGTTGCTGCCCAAAGTCTTCATATTCTCAAAGCTGATGTCGGCTGTTGAGGTAAATGAATAGATGATATTGAAGAGATAAGCAATTTCACCCTTCACACTCTCAGGTGATTTATCCCAAGAAAGGACGTTCATACTTGCATCACTGCCACCTTGGAAAACTGCGCCTTGCTCGCCCTTCTCAGCGAAGCCCTCCAAACGACCTTTGATAAAGTACTTAGGTGTCCCGAAGTAGTCATTCGTATCACCCCAATTTGAAATACAGGTCTCCACTCTATCAATAGCCCATTGAACATCTTCCCACTCAGCTTGGTCTTGTCTATAGTAAACGACAGGCACTTTGGTGAAGCCATGAGGTAGGGCAGAAATAAGCTTCCAACCTGCGCCATCAATATTAGTGTACTGATAGCACAATCTATCTGTATATACATCAAAATGTAGCTCAGATTTTCCTAGCTCATCATATACATAGTACTCTCGAGCGAAGCCGTCCATGATATGGAAATCGTTGAAATGAGGGTAGAGCTTATCGCCGTTTGAAGGTGAAAGCAACTGAACTCGGATTTCGCCTCGAAGCTTTCCCTCTGCGTCTGTTGGCATATACCATAACTCGGCGCACTCACATTCCTTGAAGAGGGTACGGGCAAGTCGCTTATCGAAGTACTTCATCTTATTATCGTGATAGCAGTGCATGATGCCGTCATATAGCTTCTGCTGCTTATCATCCATCTTCTTTATATCAACACCATGTGCCGTAGCTTTATAGGTAACGGCATTCATAAACAAGAAACCCACAGTAAGATTTACGATTGACTTCTGAGCAGGGATAGCGATTCTTACTGGCTCAACCTTCTTATCCTTGTAAATCGGTTTTTGTGTGATAGGGTCATACTGACCCGTAGGTACTTTGATTCGTTTCTTAGGACGGAAATCCTCATCAAAGATTTTATGCTTTGATGGATTCCATTGGTCTTTAAGCACACTCAGTGGTGTCTTAAAGCCTTTCTTTCTTGCTGTCAATACCGAGCGGACTGTGCTCGCATCTTGTATTGATACTATCTGTTCTATTGCTCTCATATATGAATATTTTTTGTTATAACAAGGGCAAAGTTAGTAATAATATGACTTATATAGGCATAAAGAAGAAACCCTGTGTAAACAAAAGAAAAACGCCTATTTCGGCAGTCTTCCAATGTGCCAATGATTGCACTCACTACAAAGATATACGGAGTAACCGAGTAGCCGCTTTTTCTTCATGTATCTTGCGGCTGCCTTCTCATTATCAAAGGATAATTTGGCTACTCCTCTGCTATTATAGTGGGAGCGTTTACGATGATGCTCCCTTGGTTGTTTATCATATATTCGTTTCATAAGCATTTCGATTTTAACCCATCAGACCGAGAATGTCGGCGGCTTGCATTCCGCTACCATAATCACCCAATAACTTCTCCATAATAACATATCGGCATGCATCGATGGCGTGATTATACATATCTATAGGCTCATTAAGCCACTTTCCTTCCTTGTCTTGGCGATAGGTATAATTATTAAATTCCCTTCTTACATTTGTAGAGCGTTTTGTTATATGAATTGTGTATTCTTGCATCTTCATAATACTAGCTTGAATAGAACCTGCGAACTTCTTTACAGGTTTTATATCAATACCAGCATTATAGATTTCATCAATCAGACGAGGGTCGGCACTCTCTGATATTACCTCAATATTTTTTTTATCCTCTTTCAATACCCTAATAATATCAGAAGCAAGCATTTCTGTTTGATAGCATATTTCATCTATATAGATAATCTTTCCGTAGATATACACATCAACAATCGCCGTAGGGTCATTGGAGTAACCGAAGTCAATACCTCTGTATCGGTGTCTGTGCGCTTGTATAGGAATATAATCATCAACAACTACATTCTTAAAAATCAAGCCCTCAACCATAGAGCGCAATCCCAAACCATAAATACGCCAAAGGCTCGGATTCTTCCATTTAAGGCTCTCAATCTCAGCAATAACCTTTGGTTCGAGAAAAGGGTTATCCTTGTATGTGGATATAAACCAATAGGTACTTTTCTCTTCATTTACCTGATTTATCCAATGGTCTTCTGAGAAGGAAGGGTTATAATCAAGGATAGAGAACTCCGTGGTACGCATCTGTAGCTGCTGCCATTCGATGAAAGAAAGCTCATTCGCCTCATTTACGAAAAGTATCTTACGCTTAGAACCACGCACCTTCTGCTCGTTATCGGTGGAGAAGAACTCAATCCAAGAGCCATTAGGGAAAGTATAAACGAACTCCGATTTATTCATACACTTATCATCCCACCAACCAAAGTTGAGCATTATATCTTTGAAATCACGATAGACAGTTCGTTTAATGGAAGGCATACCAGCACGAATGATGGAAACGGTCGTTCCAGCATAGTTAAAGCAAAGCATACAAAGGAACTGCACAACACTATACGTCTTGGCACTACGACTTGAGCCTTGAAGAGAGCAAGTTGTGAACCCTGCTTCTTTCGCTGCCTTTACCCTCATGTAGTTCTTTGCTAAATATACGTGCGGCATATCTCTATTATCCTTTATTGCTCTTATTTCTTTATTTCATCAACTGTGACTAAGGTATCGTTGTGCGAGCCACCATGTGCTACGATAAGAATCTCTTTACATACCGCTCCGTTACATTTTCCTATTCCTTGTGTATTCCAACCACAAGAAATACAGATACCTTCATTCTTTAATATTCTTGCAATCTCCTTCTTACATAAAGACCAATATTTGGCATTAGAGACATTTACCTCCAATTTCTCTTTACCAAAATCCTTATATAGTAAAGATGCTTGTGTAACACTATAAGGTGGGTCGTATAATACCATATCAGCAGAGTTAGATTTCTGCCCTTGAAGGAACTTTAATGCGTCAAGGTGATACTGTGTATCGCAGTTCGGATTTAAGTCATTGCGAATTGTTCCGAGCTTGCAATCCTTTGCGAATGGGTCAATAATAACACCACCTTTATTATATTTATCAAAAAGTTCTTTGATTGGCTTTATACCGAAAGTATCACCACTTGGCATAGCCCATTTCTTCTGTATTTTCATATATTTATTCTCCTATATTTTTATCTGGCTCAGCATCCTTCTTTTCTTTCTCTTTCTGAATCTCAGCGAGAATCTTCTGATACTCTTCATTATTGGTAACAACGTGTACTTGCAATGGGTCTTGCTTAATCTGCTCGCCCTTGCTTGTAAGGTCAATACGCTGAATCTTTCCGTAGGCTCTATCAATAACTCTTTCGAGCACATCAAGCCCTTTCTTATCAAGTATTCCCTTGGCAATAATGCGTTGCATCATCGGGCGTGACTTATCTGTCAACACCGCCTCCAATTCGGCTTGGGGCAGGGTAGCGATATATAGAAAAGACTCTGCGATAATCTGAGAGGAAGGCACTTCATAGCCCTTCTCCTTCATTTCTTCGATGAACAATGACATCGTCTTAGGCTTTGGTGGTCTGCCCTTCGGGTTGCCAACTCCACCTTTCTTAAACTTACCTTTTTCAAGGTTTGCAAGCTGTTTCTTTCGCTTGCTTTCATCTCTTGATAATGGCATATTAATAACTTTTATTCCTAATTTATTCCCAACAATAGCTTTTATTTAAGAAAAGCATCTTTATTCTCTTTTTCCTCTGCTGCCATTTCTCGGCACATTTTCAGTACATTAAAGTACTCTCCAAGATTGTTGTTATAGAGTAGCTTTGCTATCTGCTGTACAAAAGATGACTTACGTCCATCTTGTTGTAAGGTCACTATCTGGCTCGCTGGCATCATCAAGAACTGCTCCATGATTTCAACCTTTTCCTTAGAGGAAAGAAGTTTCTTGGTAGGAAGCAGAAACCCCACTTCCTCCAAGATTTGTGTTTTGACTGACTTAACCTTCATACTTATCACCATTTACGAGGTTCATAAACTCAGCCCTCACTTGTGGGTCATCTTTGAAAGCACCTTCAAGGTAAGAAGAGGTCATAATGCCCTTCTTCTTTGCGCCTCTGAACTCTTTGCAAGAATGATGACCCTTCATCACGAGAGCAATACCAAGTGGTGGGTATTCGCTACCGAGAGCATCTTTCAGCATATCTACGATGTCGTGTACCAATCGCTCCTGTATCTGTAAGCGAGCGGAGCAGTAATCAACTACACGACCAATCTTAGAGATACCGAGAATCTTGCCCTTTGGGTTTGGAATATAGGCGAACCAATACTTGCCCCAAAACCAAACACAATGATGCTCGCAGTTTGAATGGAAATCGCCTTGGTCGATAACCATGTTATCATAGACGATACCGTCATCATTGTTATCAAAGATGGTAATCTTCGGCTTCTGTGAAGGGTCATAACCTCTGAATATTTCTTTCCACATTCTGATAATGCGGTCAGGTGTGCCCTCTAAGCCCTTGCGGTTAGGGTCTTCACCGATATACTCCAAGAGTTCTTTGATATGCTTTTCTGCTGTTTCTTTTGTAATCTTAGCCATATTATTAACCTTTCCAAAATTCTTTATAATCTTGTTTCTCCTCCTCATTTGGCTGACATGCCTCATAAGAAGTACCGCATCGCGTAATCCACTATGGAATCATCATCCTCGCTGCGGTCACCCGATGAATCCCAACAAAGTTTCCCACCGCAATAAAAGCAGATAGGGCGATACTTTGTCGGGGTTTTCTTTTTATTCTTGCTCATAGGCGAAATGATTTATTTCACGTTGAGAATCTTCTGCTGCTGTAAAGAAAGTCGCCACTTAGGGTTAGCCTCTACGAAAGCAACTGTTTGTTTCAGAATCTCAGCATTCTTCTTCGCATCGCCCGTATCACAAGGTTGAACGTAGTAGTAATCTGCATCAATACCACAATCGGTAATCTCGTGCTCACCATCAAAGACAACCTTCACCTCGGTAGCAACCTTAATGATAGGTTCTGCGCCCTTAACGAATAAGCACTTAGGAGAGCAAGTAACCAAGTTAATACCACCTGGAATCTTATGCGTTCCGTTGGTCTCCACAGCAATATAGTAGCCCCAATTTTGGAGAAGGGTAGTAAGCTCCTCATCCACCTGTAATGTAGGCTCACCGCCCGTAAAGACAACGAACTTGCAATCAGGTGAGAGCAACTGAATCTTATTCAGAATATCAATAGCCCCCATTTCCTCATACTTCTTAAAATCAGTATCACAGAAAGGACACTTTAAATTACAACCCGAGAAGCGGACGAAGATAGCCGCTCTACCTGCATGTCTTCCCTCACCTTGGATAGAGTAGAAGATTTCGTTTACCTTGTACTTAGCCATTAGAGAGCCTCCTTTCCGTCAATTTTATCATCGTCACAATAAACAGCGATATTGCCTTCACTCTCCTGTACCTGTGCCTTGTAGCACTCTGGGAACTGAGCAACAATCCATTTGGCGATATTCTCAGCAGTAGGATTGAAAGGCAAAAGCTCGTTGAGGTTGCCGTGGTCGAGGTAGCCGTGAATCTTCTGCTTGATATGCTTGAAGTCCATCACCATACCATCCTCGTTAAGCTTTTCAGCCTTACAATAGACAATGATAATCCAATTATGCCCATGAAGGTTAGCACATTTGCTTTCATAAGAGAGATTCAGCTTATGACAAGCAGCAATCTCCATTTTTTTTGAAACGTAATACATATTTTTCCTTTCTTTTATTTTGTTATTTCATTTTTTATTCTTAATTTTGCGACCGAGAAGAATAAATCGGGTGGGTCAGTACACTGGCTGCTCGATTTCACGCTTATTCTTCAAAGGCAAAGAGGTGTACCTGCTTTGCTGTTTTTATCAAAGCTTATGGCGATGAACATTGCCTGATAAGCCAACAACAATAACTTCTTTTAAGTTACCTCTTTCATTTCCTTTTGCATGAGTGAGATACATAGAAATCTGTTCTTTGACATATTCCTTTGTCATAGCCTTAGTGTTCTGTATAAGGATAGCAACCTCCGCTCCTTGTGTAGCAGCACTCTTCAAGCTATTTTCTATCTTATAAGAACTCGCCGAGTTGATGGTTTTCATATCCATCACGGCATGCTCTTTGAAGCCATCAGACTTTTTCGCTCCCGTTATATACGACATTTCGCTCATTAAATATATACGATAGCCCTTCTTTGCAAGAACTTCTGCGGCATACATTTCCTTATTGGTGTTCGGGTCAGCAATTTCATTATGATGTTTATGTACCACATAGTAACCGCCGCTTTTATCGAAGTAGCTATCTTTATAGTTGCCCGTAGAGACGATGGCTTGAAATTCTGATTCTCTCTTAGCCATCGTCTTAGGGTTACCCGAATAATTCCGTGTACCTCCGCTTGCCTTAGACATTTACCTCCTCCTTTCTTGTAAACCAGTAGAAGAATGGAGTATCACAGATAGCAAGGCAGAATTTAAGAAGATATTGTCCGATGATGATACCTATCAACATTGATAGACCTCCTTCTTTCCAAAACCACCCCATACCAATTCCGAATGCAACAATGGCATAGATTGCAGTATCAAATATCTGTGATGTGCAAGTAGAAGCATTATTCCATATCCATCTGTATTTCGTACCATTCTTGCGATATATGAACTTGTTTCTTATCTTATGGAATATATACACATCCCACGTCTGTGAACACGTATATGCGCAAAGAGAACCCAAAACAAACATAGGAGACTGCCCCAATAATGTTTCATAAGCCTTTTGCATAGATACATCATTTGTAGGTGTATATTGTGTTGCGATAATCAATGCAATAGCAAATAACTGACCTACAAAGCCATAGCGTACAGCTCTGTTAGCCTCTTTCTTACCCCAAATCTCCCCTATAATATCAGTACAGAGGAAAGTAAAGGCATAAGTGATAGCTCCACCCGACAACGCCAAAGGAATGCCAAATAGACTCCACCCTGTATCAATCACCTTGCAGCCCACAATATTTGCAACCACAATACTTATAACAAAGATGACATATATCATCAATAAATTCTCATTAGTCTTTTTCATACGGCAAATAATCTTGATTTCCTGCGTATTTTTGATAGTCCTTTTTTAGAAGTTCTATCGAAGCACACAAAAAATTAGTATTTTGTTCATTATTGTATTCGTTTATTTTTTTATACTTCTTCTCACCAACCAATTCAATACATTTACTTTTGTTGAGAGAACTGATATGATGTCCTTTTATGAATCCGAATCTCTTACCTGCAATATAAGTCGTATTATCTGCCGAGGTACAGAAATTACATTGTTGTAGAATCTTTAGTTCTGTACATCCAAGCAAATGAATATCAATAGTCGGCTTTTTCTTTTTAATATAAGAAGCTATATTATATACATAGTTCTTTTTGCCAAACTTTCTTAATTCAGGAACAGATATAGCTATATACTCGGAAAACTCTATCAGTCTATCCAAGCCATTCATTCCATCCTCTAAATGGAATACATTTATTATTCTATTATTCGGCAAGTCATTTCTTAGCTTCTGTCTTAAATCCCATGCCGCTTCTGTTCCGAGAACCTTTTGGCAATCGACCTCAACGCAAGTTGCTCCATTATTATGAGCAAGCGTAAATTCAACTAATTTGTCATACCATTTGTAGATGATATTTTCATCATGTTTGCCTGCCATAGAACCGAACATAAGGGTAAATAGTCCACTATCCTGTATGCAGTGCTTAGAAACCTTGGCACAAAGTCGAGGTATCTCTATACTTGGATTTGTCATAGTTCTCAATGGCATTATAGGAGATTTACCCTTGCCGAAAATCATTCTCTCAACGAAAGGGAAAGCTGTGTATAGAGAATATCTTACTCCAAGCTCCCTTACTCCAAGAAACTGGTTTTGCACCTCGCAACCAGCAAAATGAACCTTAATATTATCGGGACAATGAAGCACCTCCATAATCATCCTCCTTTACCTCTGCCTTGGTGCAGCTTTTATATTCCTTCATAATTAATTCAGCAATCGTCTCGCAAGACATATCACCGAACTCACAAGGAGAACCAAATCTCTTAGTGAGCATCTTTTCTATTACGTGCTGCTGCTCATTGATTTCAATCTCACGTTCATTATGAGATACCTCAAATTCGCAACGAATAACAAAGATATGTCTGTGTCTTGCACTCAGATAAGTACAAAACTCGGGTGCATTAGGGTAACGATGGAAACCCTCTATTGCATTATATGTAAGAACCTTTCTCTTCATATTACTTAATTTTCAATGTACCATACTCATCACCTAGAGATTCAGTAATCTTTTCTTTGATTTCATCTGCCTTTTCTGCAAATGAAGCATCAATAGTGATGGTGATTTTCAAATCCTTAGTTTTCTCTTCTTTATCGTCTTCTGTATCGAAAAGACCATTAAGGGTATCGGCATCTGATTCGCCTGCATTAAGGAAAGATGTATTTACGCCCCAATCATCAAGGTCTTCAATCTCCCATTCGCCATTGGCAAGCTCATCCCAATCCCAATTACCAGCTTGCACGTTATCCTTGATAGCATACTCCTTGATTTTCTGAATTGGGGTATCGGTCTTCAATACGAAACAAGGCAGCTTATCGAAGTTCGTATTCCCACCGATGCGTAACTCGTTAGCCACTCTGAGGCGCATATTACCGCAGATGGTGACGTATGTACCATCCTCCAAGCCATAAACCATCAAAGGCTTGTACTCTAAGAACTCTGGGCTATCGGCGAGTGACTTTACGAGCTTGTCGTGCTCGCTCTCCTTTAAGTAGCGAGGGTTCTTTGGAACGCCATCAATCTGCCCCTCATTATAGAGGAGCTTTGTAATGTCAATCATTTCACGAAAACCCAGCTTTACAAGAAGCTCATCCTTTGCGATGGATGGGTTCTGTGAGATTCTTTTTTCTCTTGCCATAATTTTATTATTTAATAATTATTATTTGCAAAGTTACGGAGATTATTCGGGTTTTAATAGAAAATAATAGGTTGCGTGTAAACAAATAAAAAAGCTACCCATATAATGAGTAGCCTTTGAAGTTATCATAAAATATTATACCTATTATATATAAGAAAAGCAGCTACCTATCACAGGCGGCTGCTTATAGACTAAAAACTAACTATTATTTTCATTTAACCAAATCTTAACTAATACATATTGTTCCTATATTCCACAATTTCCGTTTTGCTGATGCAAAGATACAAAAGAAAGCGAGATACAGCAAATAAATGCCATATCTCGCATAAACAATCTTACTTTTCCTCAATCTGTTTAGAGACGTTATCTGTTCGGAAATCCTCAATCTGCTTTGAGAAAGGGGTAAGCTTATCAAGCTGCGCCTTAACAGAGAACTCTTCTCCGATAAAGGCAACACCTTCGTGAATCTTCTGCAAGGCGGCAAGCTGTTTCTTAGTAGTGACAACGGGGTTGATGTAGATGCAACCTCTATGGGTCTGGGCGAACCGCCGACACTCTGCACCGCCGCCGTAGATAACAAATAGCGGCTCTTTGCCCTCTGCCCAATCGCTTGCGATGGAATACTCAAAGGCGAGGTTATTCAGTCTATCCGAATATCCACGGGTAGCGAAGGCACGCCATCCACGAGGTACGCCAATCATATTGAGGCGATAAAACTTCTGCGCCACGTTGAGGTCAACGAAGATACCGATACCCTTACCTTGCATACAACGGGCAATCCAACGTTTCTTGTAGATAGCCTGCAAGCCGAAAGATACGGGCATTTCATTATATAGGGAGAAGTTCGGCTCAACGATAACGGCAGGGTGATGCTGCAATATCTTCTCATGGTGCTCGTAGATAGCTGAGAAGCGGTAATCATCGGTATAGAAGTGCAAAGTGCCTTCGCCATTGAGGTTGAAGGTTCTCTTCTGTTCGCCGAAGCAAAGGAAGGGTGACTGACACTCCTTTGCTTGCATATCAATATCGAGTGTCGGAATCTCTAGGTCATTGTCCGTTGGGAAGAGCTGGTCGGGCAAGGTAAGCTCATAATCTGTTCTTTTCATTCTTTGTTATTTTTTAAAAGTTCTACGATTTGGTTATATATAGATAAGGTGTACTTATCCTTTGACTGAACGTATTGCATATACTTTCGTGCTTGGTTGATTACGTTTGCTCTGGTACGGCAGAGTAGGCGAGCCGAGCGGTCGGGATGAATGCAATAATCACGGCTTATGAGACAATATAGTCCTCTAAGGGTGTTGAGCTTGACGGTCTTCACCGCAGAGCAAAGTTCCATGAACGTAACCTTGCCTACCTCACATACCGCTTGCATGATGCGGTCGGAGAGTTCGTACTGCTGATATTGATTGTATATCATACGCTATTACTTATTATTTGGTTATTAATAGAAAATATAATGCAAAGTTATAAAAATCTATTAAAAAGCGAATAGAAACTATTAATTATTTTAAATTTATTAATAGAAAAGTTGGTTATTTGACAGATTTTTATTAATTTTGCGGTGTGTTTAAGAAAGAACACTATCACCTAGCAAGCTTATGGGGAGCTTTCTAACGTGTAAGAGTTTGGATTTACGTGAGCCGCAAGGCTACTAAATACGGAGCAGCAGAGAATCCCCATTTCTTTGCTGCTCTTGACTTTTTAAAGCATCTGTAAAATGGAGATACGCAGAAAGATATTGAACAATATGTATTGCAATCCCGAGTTAAGGAAGGCAATCGCATTTTCCCTTTTCATCAAGACAAGGGTCAAGTCTTCTGCCGTGCAAAGATGGAGCATCAATAAGCTTCACGAAATCACGGGAGTAAGTGCCTGTGCTGTCCGTAAGCGTATTGATACCTTGAAGGCTCTGGGCTTGGTTGAGTTCACGGGCAAGAATAATCGTTGCCTCGTCTTCAAGTCTCTAAAAAGTCATACCTCTCACAGGAACGTCCTTGTTCCTAATATCGAGTTTATTTCAAGGAATGATTCTAAAAAGAATGCCTATGCGCAGAATGTAAAGTTTATAGAAGATACCTTATCTGCTATGCTTATCATTGATGTACAGAATCGAAAGAATTACGCTAAGCAAATGATTCAGCAGTCTAAGCACCCTAAAGGCTTAAAAGAGTTGAAGGCGGCTAAGAAGGTTTGTAATCGTTTTGGCTACGGCGATAAGTTTAGAGAGAATGGTATATCATATAAGTATATAGCTGAGAAGTTAAGCGTAAGCGTACAAAAAGCTTTTGATTTGGTAAAGTTTGCGGTCAAAAACGAGATTTTATGCAAATACAGAAACATAGAAAAACGTTTTTTATCCTCTATTGACTATATAAAGGATATGATACTCAATAACTATACTTATATCAAGGGAGGGGTAATCTGTAGGGTGTATGCTAATACCTATGAGGTAATGGAAGGCTCGCCTTCGGCTCGCTTCGCTTCTATCGTGGTATATAATTAGATTATAAAAAACTAAGATTTTGTTTAACGTTTAAATAATAGGAGATACTAAAATGTTATTTGAGAAAATTACTCGCAGATGTTTGCTTACTTTGGATGGGGGGGGCAAAGATTCAAGCCGTCCTTACTATGCCGAAGCCGACAAAGCCCATTTTTCCCGAGAAAATGGAGCGTCAGTTCATTAATAGTTTTAATGAATCGCAGCCAAATGCGGTTCACAAGGTTATTAAGTGTCACATAATGAGAAATTAAGCGTATGGAAGATTTACCTATAGGCTCAGAAATCGTCTTGAAGGTGGTTGAAAGCGAGACAGAAGAATGTAATGGTTGCTTCTTTGACGAGATAAGCAGCAATATTTATGAAAATATCTGCAAAGATATTTGTTGTGCCGCAATCGAAAGAAAAGACAAAAAGAATGTTCAATTTAAAAGAGTGAAGTGATATGGAGACAAAAATTAATATAGCGGCTATTTTAAAGGATAAACCGCAAGGAACTAAGTTGTATGACTGGTTGCATAATATAGATGTAGAGTTAGATACTATCAGTACTACAGATACAGAAACAGTAGTCTGGTGTACGAATGAGACTAATAATAATACTACTTGCCATCGTGGTTATTCCGAATTTGGTACAGAAAGAGGTTATCCTGATGGTTTACGGATTCTCTTTCCTTCTAAGGAAATGCGTGATTGGACAAAGTTTTCTTGGAAGAAGGGCGATGTACTTGCTAATGGAGATGGCGACTATTGTGTATTCAAAGAATTTGCTCATTCTTCATACCAAACAAGTAAGGCTGTATTCGTTAAGCATAACAAAGAGTCTATTCAATCTTACTCATGTCTTTTGGATACAAAGGATTGGCACAAAGCATCACATAGTTGTACCGCTACATACATCAATACCATTGAGAAAGAATTAAGTGGTAAGCTGAATATGGAGACATTGGAGATAGAGAAGCAGCCTGAGTTCAAGGATGGGGATATAGTGGTATATGGAAAATCAGTAGCAATATGCCGAAAGATTTATAAGCATACCCTTAGTTTCTATGTTACTCTAAATGAAATGGTTGGATTATTGTTTGCCGATGAGGTGGAATCATCTGAAGAGTATAGATTTGCTACAGAAGAAGAGAAACAGCAGCTCTTTGATGCTCTCGCAAAGAAAGGCAAGGCTTGGGATGCTGAGAAGAAACAGATTGTGGATTTGAAGCCAAAGGTTGAGCTGAAACCATTCGATAAAGTGCTGGTAAGAGACTTTAGTAGAGATAAATGGAGTATAAGTTTCTTTAGTTTTAAAAAGGAAGACTGCTACGTATGCATAAATCATTGTAGTTGGAATCAATGTATTCCTTACATCGGCAATGAATCATTGTTAGGTACAACTAATAACGTGGAGGGTTAAGTATGATTAGAGACGATGCAAAGATAATTGTAACACCAACTGGTGTATCACTTAAAGAAGCCTTGACTAGTGAAGAAATCAATGCAATCAATGAAGCTCATATCTATAGAGATTATGATTGCATTCCACATTTTAAACTCGCTGGTAATCCTCCTAGTGGCAAGGAAAACCGTAGAACTAGGAGGATGTTAGAACTTAGAAAAAGAAAGGGTAGATTATGATAGATGATAATAAAATAGAAGCTGCAAAGGAAGAAATCTACGAGGATAGATTCTTGCTTAATGGTGAAGAGATAGTCTTCAACAATGATGAAAAGGAAGAAATGTTCTACAAAGAGGACATCAAAGAAGCCATTGGACTAGGTGCTAAGTGGGGTATCAATGAGCTATTGAAGGACATGTTTCACCCTGCTAGCGAAGTTCCACGTAACGACAACGGAAAGGTTCTTGCGTTCTCAAAAGAATTCGGTAATAGAAAGCTCTACGATATGAACGATGAGCTTGATAAAACCACTTGCGATACATATAAAGAAATGTGGGAAGAGCAAGTCAATATATTCCATTTGTCTGATTGGATATTCGTAGAAGAGTTGTTTGACTTAATTACGAAAGGAGGCAACCATGATTAAGACAGTTACTATGTACTCTGTCGTTTGTGACAGATGTGGAAAGACCTTCATTGATGAGTTTAATGGCATCGGGGCTTGGTTGGACGAAGGAACTGCAAAAGAGCAAGCAATGGAAAGCGAATGGGCAGAGATAGGCGATAAGCACTACTGCCCAGACTGCTATGAGTTTGACGATGAGTTAGATGAGTACGTTCCTAAAAAGAAAGGAGGAAGCAATGAAAGAGCTTAAAGATTTGGTGGTTGGTGATGATGTTCTAGTTATAAGTAGGTATTATAGACGTATCGCCAAGGTTGATAAAGTGACAAAGACTCAAATTATTGCTAATAACG